GTTGGTATGTTGATTTTTCACAAAACGGAAGAGTCCCCACAGAGCAAGAAATTCAGTTGGGACGCATGGTATGCGGAGAACCGCGCCCGGTTGTCGAGCAAGCGAGCGAAGCGGTATCGGGAAGATCCGGCCTATCGGTCTGCCGCCTTGGCGCGAAGCCGCCAGCAGCGGGAGAACAAGAAGCAGGAAACGGTGATTGTGGATGGTCCCACCATCTCCTTCAGCGATGCCGCACAGGCGCTGAATATCACCGTGTGGGTGCTTCGCGAATGGCGACGGAAGAACTATTTCCCTGAACCCTTCCGTCGAGATGGCCGTCTGTGGTTCAGCCATGAACAGGTGGAATTACTGAAGAAGCTCCAACTGTTTTTCTTTGAGCATGGGGGCCGAGTCACCGAGTCCAAGAAGCCCGCCCTAGAGGGGGTGATTGGACTGGTGTATGCGAACTGGGCGTAACAAGGTTGGGTGGGGCAAATCGGGAGACTGAAAGCGTTCTTGCCGACGTGGACGGTCAAAATCCGGGCCTCACCCAATTATCGTTGTCCAAGGAGTGGAAGGAAATGCCGCTGAAATTTGTGTCTGGATACGAAGATGTTTCGTCTCTTTCTAAGACTACTCTCGGAGTGGACTACGGTACACATCTCAAAACGGAGCCCATTACCGGCATGGCCATCACCTCTAAAGTTGTCTCGGGCAAGGTGATTGCCGAGTCTACGCCGGAGTCACAGACCCTTCACCCCGGGGTGTACACCAATGGTATGTCCATCACAGTTGAAGGTGGACGGGTGATCAATCTCGGGAACTACGAAACTGCCCGAGTGGGGGTGACCATCACCGTGCCCTGCACCAAGGAAACGCTGGATGAGGCGTATGAATACGCCACCGAGTGGGTATCCGAGAAGATTGAAGAGGCCGTGAAAGCTGCCAAGGAGTAATCATGGCCCTGACCCTCAAAGCAACACCCAAGGTGGTGCCCACGATAGAAGAAGACGTTGTGGTGGCCAGCAGTCCTTCGCTCAAGAAGAAAACTGAACCACGGCTTCTTGGTGGCTCGTTGGATACGGTTCTTGCGAGTATTCGTAAAGACAAAGGCGAAAAAGTCATTGTCGCCGGGAATAAGATCCCCATTGTTCGTCGTCTCCCTACGGGCATCTTCGAATTCGACTTCTATACGGGCGGGGGATTCCCCTGTGGTCGCTACAGCATCGTGTATGGGCCGGAGTCCAGCAACAAGACCAACGTGGCCCTTCGTGCTGTTGCTAGTGCCCAGAAGCAACCCCCACCCTGTAACAAAGCCGTCTGGGTTAACATTGAGCAGAGCTTCGATCCCATTTGGGCCGAACGCATGGGTGTCAACACCGCAGAGTTACTGGTGGTGCAAGCAGGCTATGGCGAAGAAGCCATTGATCTCACTGATTCTCTCGTTAGGGCTGATGATGTGGCTATTCTGGTGGTGGATTCAATGGCTGGACTCATCGCTTCCAAGGAGATAGCCCAAAGCGTTGAGAACTACGACATTGGCACATCGGCCCTCCTTATCAAGCGCATGGTGAACAAACTCATGGTGGCATTCTGCGAGGAGCAGAAGCGGGACCATGATCCCTGTGTCATCCTCATCAATCAGACGCGCTACAATCCCGGCGTCAAGTTTGGGGATCCGGAGACGATGCCGGGGGGTGAGGCTCAGAAGTTTCTGTCCAGCCTCCGAGTGCGCTTCAGAGCCTCCAACATCATCGATAAAGCTTCTAACACCCTAATGTTCAAAGACACCGGGGTGACCATCAAGAAGGCCAAGGTGCCCGTGCGAGCGGTCGCCTTTGACTTCAAGCTCTGTGTCCATGCCCATGATGATTTAGAAGTGGGCGAAACAGAGAGTTTTCAGATGGTGAAGGGTCATCTGCAATCCTTTGGACTCTTGGAGAAGGCGAAGGGGAGCCAAGGCGGGTGGATGGTGCATGGAGTCGAGGTTAGCTCCGACCCAATGTGGTTTGCGACATTGAGTGCTGTTTCGGATAAGTATTACAAGGACAAGGTGTTCCAGTCGCAACTCCAAGCCATGGTGTTGGAGCAGTACAAGGACAAGTTGTTGTTGGTGGAAGAAGCGGATTACTCACCCAAGGACGTGCCGCCCGGGACGCCTGTCACCGTGCAGTCAATTGCAGAGGATGATGACGATGATTGATAAGCCGTACGCCTATCACAAGCCCAGTCCCGCTGGGCTCAGTGCGATCAATCGCCTTCGGGAGCACTTCTCAGAGGGAGAGAAACTGATTCGCGAAGTTTGCCCAGCAAGTCGTCACCAGTCCATCGCTATCACTAACAACGAACAGACCGCCATGTGGGCGATCAAGGCTGTCGTGTTCAATGACCCCGAAAGTGAAGTAGACCCATCATGAGTCGTAGACGAGTCCATATGTGCCCACGCTGTGGTAGAGGATGCATGTGTCCTCGTGGCTGGAAGGTGTTGGACGCTTATCCCTCACGAGAATTGAACCATCTCCGTCCCGAAGAATGTGATTGTCCCTATTGCGAGGAGCAGACCCATGGACGAGAAGAAACCCGCACAGAACCCGACCGGCACCCCGACTGACACGGCGAACGAAGTAACCACCGAGTCCGAGTCCAAAGCCTCTGAGAGCCCTCATCCTCTTGGGCATCCTGAAGTGGTGGTGGAGAAGCCCGCTCAGAAAACTCGTGAGGATGCCCGTAAGGCCACTATTGATAGTGGTATCAGGGAATCTGATTGAGCAATCCCTACCTTGATCGGTTGGCCAAGGCGGGGAAGAACGCGCATGGCAAGAAGTCCGAAAACCGCGTAGCCAAGCAGATGAAGGCACGTCTCCATCCGAATTCCGGAGCGATGGCAGGAGCCAAGTCCGATGCCAGTCGTACAGGCGTTCGGATGGAGATGAAAAGCACGACCACCCAGACCATGGCGATTGAACTGGCATGGCTGGTGAAGATTACACAAGAAGCCTTGGAGCATGGGCAATACCCTGTAGTGGTCCTGTCCTTCGTGGACAACCAAGGCAAACCTCGCTTGCGACAGTATGCGGAGTGGGTGGTGGTACCCCTCGCGGTTTTTGAGGAATTGTCGAATGACTCACTTCCGTCCAATGAAGGAAAGTGAAGGCACATTTGATGAGTGGAAAGATGTGCCAGAGCGTTGTCATCATATTGTGCCTCTCAGTAATCTACCCTGTGGACATCCCGTACAAATGCAAACATGGGAGTCGAATGATGGCGCGTATGAAGACCATAAGTTTCGGTGTCTTGGTGGTGGTCATGTGTGGTGGATTGACGGGATAGACTCATGACGTCGTGGCTCCGTAACGCGATCCATCAGGCGAAGAAGCCCAAGCAGTCCATCATTGGCGCGTTGAAGCAGACGCTCGGGGGCATGGAGCCTAGCCGGTCCATGAAGACGCTCCATGCCTCTGATGTGACAAAGAGTGATTTCTGCCCACGCAAATGGGCGTTCTTTGATTTGTTGGATAAGGATCCCGCCCCGCAGATGCTGTCCACAGCCCTTGCGGTCACCTACTCGCTGGGCTCAGCCACAGAACGTTTGCTCGTGGAGGAGTGGGCGGGTGATGCGGTTATTGGGAATTGGCGTTGCCGGTTTTGTGGCATCCACAAGACGATGGTGCCCAAGCCCAATGGCTGGTGCTCCCCGGCCCAGAAGCACTCATGGCAGCATCTTCAACTGGTGGTTGAGGCCCCAGACTATGGCATCCAAGGGGGCATTGATGCGCTGTTCAACATTGGTGCTCCGCAATTGATCGTGACGGAAGTCAAGATCATGGCCCCGAACGAATTCGATGAAATTGTGGCTCCCCTGCCGGAGCACCGGCTTCGTACCAATCTCTATCTGTTTCTTTTGGATCATTCGCACCATCCTTATCGCGATAAAATCAATCTTACTGAAGCTCGGGTATTGTATGTCAGTCGAGGCTATGGCAAAATGAACGCGGAGTGGAATGAGATCCTTCCGTTCAAAGAGTTTGTGGTCAAGCGTAACGATGACGACCTTCAAGAGTTTTTGGTTCGGGCGCAACGACTCAAGGCATTTCGTGAGCACCAGATCATGCCGCACGGCATCTGCATGACCGCTCTCGACAAGATCGCCAAGAAGTGTAGTGTGTGCGCTAAGTGTTTTTCAGGCCAGTTCCCCGCAGGTAAGCCTGTGGTTCCTGCATGAAAGACTTGCAGCACTGCACATGGTGGGGACGATGGCGACATCGCCAGTTACGCTTTGTGGATGTGGAATTCATGTGGCGCTCGTTCTATGAACGCGCCGACAACATCGAAACCGCCCGAGTAGCATGGGAAGTGTTCTTGCGGCAAGAGGGACAGGAGCACTGGTGGTGCCCCTGTGGTCAGCCGGTTCGTGAGTTATTTAGCGCAGCCACTATCATGGTGACAACGACGGTGGAAGAATGAGAGCAGATTTGAACGGTAAAACGTTCGATAAGCTAGTTGTTGTGGCTTTTGTTGGTGTTTCTGCGAGAAGTGCTCAATGGTTGTGTCAGTGTGTTTGTGGAGAGAAGCGTATTGTTACAACTCGATTGTTGAATGCTGGCTACGCAAAGTCTTGTAAGACGTGTAGCACAGCAGCTTCAGCGAAAACATATCTGCCCAAGACTCATGGGCAAACAGGTAGCCCGACCTACCGTTCATGGTCGTCTATGATTAAGCGTTGCCGCTATCCAAGTTGGAGAAATTTTCAGTATTGGGGTGGCAGAGGCGTAAGTGTTTGTGTCAGATGGCAGAAATTTGAAAATTTCTTGACTGATATGGGAGAACGGCCTGCTGGTAAGTCGATTGATCGTTACCCAAATAAAGATGGTAATTATGAACCGGGGAATTGTCGATGGGCAACCCCGAAAGAACAAGCGGCTAACCGTAGAGCGTGGGGAACAGCGTAGTGCGTACCATGGGAATTGACGCGGCTACCTGCACTGGATTAGCCCTTGTCGGTGATGGTGAGGATCGTGGTAAGACACTGGAAATCCCCAATGAACGAGGCTTCTTGCGTCTGCAATTGATTGCCAACAATATCGCCAGTCTTCTCCATGCGTGGAATCCCTCCTTCGCTGCCATCGAGAGGTACGCATATTGCAAAAATATTCAGTCATTCGTGACCTTGGTCGAGGTGGGCACCGTGATTCGCATGATGCTCCGTGAACGAGGGGTATCATGGGTCGAGGTGCCTCCCACGGTCCTGAAGAAGTGGACCACAGGCTCTGGGAAGGCTGATAAAGACACAATGGCGTCCGTGGTCAAGATACGTTGGGGATTTGCGAGTGCTTCGCACGATATCGTGGATGCATTTGCACTGGCGCAAATGGCTCAGCTAGGGTGGCATAACATCCTCACTGTCAAAGGGGTGACAGTGGGCTGGGAAAATTCACCAGTTTGAGCAATTTTCTATTTGACAATGAGATTTGAAAAACGCTAGACTGACCATGTTTGAAAATTGGGCGAGAAGTCCAAGGAGTGGAAAGGGGAAGAGGATGCAGATCGGAACATTTCGACGGCAAGTTACCAAGACACTGAGCGTCAAGGCTACGAAGTTGGCGCTTCGCACGGTGTCTAAGAGCACACCACGCACACAGATCGCACAGGCCACGGTGGCGCTCAAGAGCCACACCGGTCAGTTGCTTCAGACCATGGGGCAGTATCTGTTGGGCGCACAGCAGACGCAGGAGATGAAGGACGATGCCTTCAGGGATCTCGGTGAGATCGGCTACGACCTGACCGTGTTGGGTCGTGTGCTGAAGACCAAGATGCCATCGAGCACCAAGAAGTCGAAGCTCGTGGGCACGCGATCAGCGGCGTTGCTTCAGTTGGACAGCGTAGCCACGGATCTCCTCAAGTTGGCCGAGCAGAGCCTGTTCGCGGCTCCCCAGACGGTCAGCGTCAAGAAGATGGTCACGATGCCTCAGAAGGGTGGCGTGAAGGAGGAGCGGGACGTGGACGTGGTGGATGCCGAGGCCGAGGCCCAGCGGGACACCGAGCGAATGGACGGGATGCGCTCGTTCCTGAGTGCCGCTGTGGACGTCTACTGGCGTCTGTGCTTCGACGTGACGGGGAAGGCACCGGAGGCCATTCTGGACGCCAAGTTTGCCCGTATGCAGCAGGCGCACCCGGGCGTGGCCTTTGACGCCGACGCCCCGAAGAAGACCAAGGTCAAGAAGGCCAAGGCCGAGCCCGAAGCCGTGACCGCGTAGAAAACATTTGACAAATCTGTGCCTCATGTGGCACACTGTAGAGACTGAAAGCGAGGGATTGCATGGCACCAGTGGAAACACCAACGGCTGAAGGCGCGGTCGTCACCGAGACGAAACCCGAAACCGCCGTGATCGGGAAGAAGAAGGTCGAGAAGACGGGAAATCTCATCCTCGACATCGCACACGAAGTCGAGAGCCTGACGAAGACGAAGGCCCTGAACGAGGCCGAGCGTCTGGCCGACAACATCGATACGAACTACTTCAAGATGGGCGGGATTCTCAAGCTCATCAATGACAATTCGTGGTTCGAAGGCTTTGCCGCGTTCGATGACTTCGTGTTCGAAAAGTACAAGATGAAGGGCCGCAAGGCACGCTACCTCATCTCCATCTACGATAACCTTGTCACCAAGATGATTCCGTGGGACAAGCTGAGCCATCTGGGCTGGACGAAGATCAAGGAGCTTGCCCCAGTCATCACCCTCGACACCGTGGACTCGTGGGTCGAGAAGGCCGAGAAGCTGTCGGTGATCGAACTGATTGCGGTCATCAAGGCCGAGCAGCCCACCGAAGGCGGCGAGAAGACCGCGAAGACCACCGATGAAGTGGTCAAGATGGTGTTCAAGCTGAAGCCCGATCAGGCCGAGATCGTCACGCAAGCCATGTCGAAGGCCAAGGGTGAGCTTCACACAGAATTCGACACGGTAGCGTTGGAGAACATCTGTTCGGGATACGTGGGTGGCACCACGGACGTGAACAAGCCGTTCGACCTCGACGCCGTGATCGATGCCACGGGGTTCGAACCCCTCCTGAAGCGCATTGCGGAGAAGTTTCCGCACTTCGATATCACGGTCACCCCAGTCGAGGCGTGATGCCGTCGCTGGATGACATGCTGAAAGACGTGGAGCAATCATTGCGACCTTCCCAACCCGGGCGGGCCGCAGTGGTTGCCTCTGCACGCAAGGAACTGACGCGCCTCATGGCTCCCAAGGAGGATGGGTACGATTCTGTTGAATTCGCTACCATCCTCAGCCACCGTACCAAGCAAGGTGTGGTGGAGATGACGCTCAATCGCGAGAAGACCCAGATGGATGTGACCAAGGCCCGAGAGATTCATGGGATGCTCTCGCAGGCCATTGAAGCCGCCATCAGTGATACCCTGATTTTCCAATTCCTCAGCCAGAAGCTGGGGCTCTCCGAGGATGCCGCAGGAGCCGCCCTCTTAGAGTTTCGTGAATTGCGACAAGGCTCCAAGAAATCTGTGTTCCCTTCATGAACGATACACTGGCGAGTGTGATTGCGGCTGTGGTGATCTTCGGCGCGTATTACAGTGTCGAATGGTATAGCCGATACCGCGAGACGTACGACCGCTATTACGAACTGTTTACCAAGGCCAAAGACTAATGGAAGCAGGCTGGTACCGTCTCCACAGTAATGAGAGAGTCTACGTGGTGGGGGAGTATGGTGATGAAGTGCTCGTGTCCAATCGAGCAGGCATCAAAACCTCACTCATCAGTAAGCAGGCTATCGCCGCGAAGCTCGATGACTTCCCTCAAGAAGTGCAGAACATTCAGCATTTGCGCCACGATCCAGTGTGGCCACGGAAGGACTGACGGTAGGAAGGTCGCTCGCCTAGCCGTTCCGAGAGGTAATACAGAAGGCTGAAGCGTTTCCCCTTCCGGTGGGATTTCACAGACGCCAAAAAATATCTGAGCCTTCTGACCGTCAGTCCTGTAAGATAGTGCCGGAGATCGTATGGCCGAACCCACATTGATCGTGTCACCCATCACAGCGGACATTCACGTTGGGGACATGGTGCAATTGATTGCAGAACCCAGTGGTGGGGTGAAGTGGTCGTGTTCGAATGTCCGTGTGCTGTCGGTGAGTGGTGATGGACTAGCCAAAGGCTTAGCAGTGGGACGTGCCACGGTGATTGCTCGCCGTGGGAACCTCGCTGCGTCCTCCACGATTACTGTAGAAGCTTTAGTCATCATCGAGCCACCCATCGAGCCACCCATAGAGCCACCCATCGAACCCCCCGTGGAGATCGCATCGTGGCCCTCTTTTTATGCCACGTATGTGTTGGAACCCATCAAGGCCGAGGGAGCCACGAACAACAACGAAAATACGGATCCGTTCTGGGTCCACATGCATATGCCGGGGGATTCTGTCACCCTGCAATTGCTGGCATGGTCGGAGCACACTGAGATTCCCAATCGACTGAATATTGCACTGGCGGATTTGCCACCCGGGTATCAGGTGCGCTACGTGCTTCGTGGTATCCCCCTCACCGAGTGGACCACGATCCCCGAGGCGGCATCAGTCACCCTGACGTATGAGCAGATCCACGCCGCAGGATTGACCACAGGGATTCACGATCTCAGTCTGGACGTCATGCCCAAGGACATGATGTTTCAACCGAATCCGTGCTATGTGCATATCCATGTGCATGGCTCCACCCCGAATTCTACGGTGCCGTGCATTGCGCGTGATGATGATGGCACCGAATCCAACAATGGCCGCAATCGCAATTCAGCGGTCAACAGTGCTCGTATGGGACCGGGAGCTACGTACGTCAACGTGGCGGATCGCCGGTTCGTAGGCTATCCTATCAATCCCACGAGTGGCGCATGGGCACCGAACCTTCCACCGTTTGATCAGGTCGGGCTTTACAACGATGAAATGGCTCCGCATTCCAACCTGTTTATGGCCCATCCCATGTGGTGGCAGGAGCCTGATGGGTCACCGTCTGAAAAGATGAAATTTGTGCGGTGCCTCCCTCCGAAATTTGGAGGTGAGGATGCGCGTGGACTGTATGACAACACAGGCAATGGAGCCAGCCCGGGTACCGCCTTTGGTTGGGGTGGTCAACGTCATTTCCCCTTCAAAGATGGTCCTCGTGGTGTCGGCTGGTGCAGTTCCTATGTGACAGGCCAGATTGATTCGAAGGGTGGCTTTGCCTTTGTCGAAGCGGGCGGGCCATTGCGGTACATGGCAGCAGATGGGCATCTCACCACGATTGCCGGATGGCGTGTGCATCCTGATAAGGATCCCATCTGGATTCTCAAGCCATGGCAGACCATCAAGCAGAACATGGAGCTTCGGGGCCACTGGCTCTCCGGCCAGTATGAGAACCAAAGTGGTTTTCGACTGCCCCTTGATGTCGCCATTGACCCCAAGGATGAAAATATCTGGTACGTGGTGGGCTTCCATGACCATTGCATTTGGAAGGTGTCCATCGAAGATCGCATCCACTGGCATGCCACTGTGTCTGTGTTCGCGGGTGATCCCGCACACACATGGGGCTATGCCGATGGGACCGGCATAGAAGCGCGATTCAAAGGCCCGGGCTCACTGGTCTTTGATCCCCTCAGTGATGCGCTCTATGTGGCCGATCAGGATAACCACTGCATTCGCAAGGTGACTCGTGATGGGGTGGTGACCACCTTGCTCGGTCACCCCGGTATGTCGGCACGGCTGGCTCAAGCCGGAGCCACAGACATGCGAATGGAGGCCATGTACGACGAGCAGCACAACTCCTACAACCGGATGGAGAATCGGAAGCTGAGCAACTTTGTCACCCTCCCGGGTGGTAACCCTGACCTGTATGTGCCCTACACGCTTCGTGTGGACTCACAGGGCAACCTTATCGTATTGGACATGGGCTATGGCTCCATCCGTCGTCTGCACATGCAGGATGGCAGACCCACAGGCCAAGCGAACCTCCTTGCCTCTTTCGTGGAGTGGGCGGGCGGGCAGAACATCATCGTCACCAAATTTGCCCCGAACAATCGCTCATGGCAATGGATGGATGTAGATCGTTGGGGTCACACTGGCCCGAAGGACGGGATGTATTGGTGTTCGGTCACGGGCTCGTTTGCGGATGGTGAGCTAGGCGAAATTCGCTTCAACGAACAATTCGCATGGATTCCCCCACAAGGTGGGGATCCGAAATGGGTCTTTGGTCACGATGACATCAGACACCCCAATGGCTGGGGACCACGGGACCACACAGACGGCCCCCATTATCCATGGCTCGTGGCTGTCGATCCCAAGGGGGGCCTGTGGACGGCTGGTGTGGGGGAGCATGGGCTGTGCAGGCTCCGTGTGGGACGCCCCACGGACCCTATTCCTACGAGTGACGACGCAGCCTATTTCGGGGCGTACCTCTGGTGGCGCTTACAGGATTGGGCGACGTTAGAAGATTTCTCCAAGGGTACGCCAGCCCCTTCACTGAAATATGGCTGGGGCGCACATAACTATCTCGGCTTCCCCGATATGTGGGGATTCAGGGACGCGACCGACGAACAGATCATTCAGCAGTTCATTCCTCCATCGGTGCAGGCGTCACCCACGCACACCAAGTACTTGTTGGATTGGCTCCGGTGGAATGGGGGAGTAGGAGCGTAATGCCACAGTTGAAAGCCTCATGGGAAGTCCGAGCAGGTATCATCCCCGGTCAAGCGCAACCAGAACACACACGACAGTTTCATCTGACCAGTGTGGAGTGGCATGAGGGGGAAGGTCTTCGATTCATGTTGCTCAAGTCCGCAGAAGCCCATGCCTACGCCCAGTACCTCATGGCGCTGTGTTCAGGTGGCAAGGAAGTAAACTGGACGGAAACGACCTTCATTTGGTACTGAGATATGGATTACGATCCAAGTAAGCCGGGACCAATCAAAGAACCAGTTACGTTCGAACAGGCATTGGAAGATATCATCAACAGATACAGTCAGGAGAACGGCAGCAATACGCCCGACTTCATATTGGCGCATTACCTCCTGTCGTGTCTGGCGATCTGGAATTCTTGTGTCACTCAGCGAGAAGAGTGGTATGGTCGTTCAGGACGATCCCCAGCCACTATCGAACAGCAAGAGCAGTTGAACAAGAAACCGGGCTGGACGGAAGAAGATCGACGTGTCGCGTTAGAACAGCCTGAAGACTTAGACGAATGACTGTTCATATCCTGAGATATGGTCGTACGTTGTGTGGCATGGAAGGCACACCTAATGAGTGGCCGGAAGGTCATCGGTGGGTGAGTGAACCGCCCTTTGATAGAGTAACGTGTGCGGCCTGTATCAAAGAGTTTTTGAAGTTGAAAGCGTAAGGGCACGCGAGTAACGCATAACAGTAGGTTCCGGTTGTGTCTGACCACGGACACCGAATCCCTTAGCACGGCTGAAAACACCCAGCATGTCATGTGGACCACGCCGAAGCAATGACCATAACGAGTCGCGTGCAAACCGGAAATGCTCAGAGGGGACACCACGACGGTGGTGCTGAGCAGGTACGAGGGAGTGATCATACCTCGTACCTCCCCGCTTTTTTGATGGTGTGCTCAAATACCAGCGCCATAGGGTAGGGTGGCTCCCTTAATGGTTCTTGCCGACAAGAAGCATCCTAGACCACCGATACAGGGGGCGAAATATCCTATGGCGTCCTTCCACCCGTAATTGCTGGACCTGAAGGGGTGGCACCATCAAAACGTTTTTTGCAATCAACTGCACACAAGGGAGTGATTCATGGCCAAGCGTAAACCCAGTAAGCGACACCCGATTGATGATGATCCCCTTCCAGAGAATGATGATCTCATCGATACCCTCACCACGCTGGCTCCTCGTACGCGGCGTACCGAAACCAACATCATTCTCTACATGGAGCGGGGCCTAGAAGATACGGATCCGGTCATTCACGTACTGGCTCCTCCCGATATGGGCCAGTGCCAGTGTGAGTGGCCCAACACCACCCTCGCCACGTTCGGTCCCAAACCGATTGCCCGCTGCATGGAAGAACCCACCATGATTGCCTTCCAAAAGCGGCCCGAGGGATCGAATGAACCGACCGGAGCCATGAGCCTCTGTGACGATCACAAAGTCATGATCGAGCATATGTACCCGGGGCACCTGTACTTCCGTCGTATCACGACCGACAAGAAAATTGGAGATTTCGTCTAATGGCTGCACCACGACTCACCGGCTCGGTTATTCGTATTGTGTCGGACAAAGGCTTTGGCTTCATCCGAGGCTCCGATGGGACCGAGTACTTTTTCCATCGTAGCTCTGTCCGCAACAACACCTTCGATGACCTGAACGACCATACACAGGTCACCTTTACCCCTACGCAAGGCCCCAAAGGCTCACGCGCCGAGGATGTGGAAACGGCTGAGTAATGGCTGAACAGCCCTCGTCTCAGCGGCTCAGAGAGCGCAACCTGCTGAGCCAAGACGCCATGCGGGCCTTCGATGCGTTAATCGGGGAGGTTGAGGCTGCTGGCGACAAGCAGAAGAAAACAGGGTGGATGTCACTATCATGGCATCGTCGCCTGACATGGCTCCGCTGGCTACGAGAATTGCGCGCCTACGTTGAGAACCTGCACACGATGAGGTTAGCGCACGAAGTAGCCGCCCTCGCCGCCCCGGAGGCGTCTCCCCAGCCGGAGATCGCGCGGGTGTGGTTTGAGAAGGGATGGGAGGCGCGAGCAGCGACACATGACCGTGGGTTGGATGCCTCTGAACGTGCCGCCCAAAGAGAAGCCGCCTATCTCGCCGCTCACCGTCAGGAGTCACCGCAAATTGCACGCGCTATGGCTGATAGTTTCGGGCAGCACGATTATCAACCACCCATTGAGGTCACAGGGGATGACGATGGATGGGGTTGACACCCCGTACACACCTATGATACAGCTATACGAATGCCCTGCTGTGAAGACTGCCAGTACTGGAAGAAGGACTGGGGTATCTGGGCGCATAATCGATGGACGCGAGAGCTATCTGATCGAGGCTGGTGTACCAAACCCCACAGCCCCCCGATAGACATGCTCGGAATCGCCATCATTTGCCACCAATACTCCCAAAAAAATCGGCCCGCAGCATTCTATGTCACACCACCCACGCAGCGACAGAACAGAACTGATCAAACACATGCTGGAAGCTCTCCAAACACCCCAGAAGAGTCTCAGCACATGGGAAAACCAATTCCTCGAAAGTATCTCTGATCAATTTGACCGAACTAAATCGCTCTCAGAGAAACAATTCGATAGATTAGAAACCATCTACGCTGAGAAAACGGACTAACCATCTACCAGTACCATGGCTGAACGCTACTTCGATGACCGTACTGGAGAGTGGGTGTATTACGACGATGAACCTACGCCTTCCCTGTGGACCAAGTTACAGCGTCTGAAGCAGCCAGAGAAGTTTGAGAAGTCTCAGGTCAAGCATATCCCGATAGGAACACATCCTACCCCTCTCCCCGTACGCCAGCGCATGCAGTCTCAGGTCAAGCAGGCACAGGTCAAGCAGCCCCCTCCTAGCCCCCCACAGGCCCCCACAGGCCCAGTCCTCTACCCTCACCTGAACCACCACCTCACCCCCGAGGAGAGGCAGCGTGGGGCGGTCAATGGGGGACGTAAGGGAGGCCCAGCTAGAGCCCTGAAGCTGAGCCCTCTAGAACGCTCCACAATCGCCCGTAAGGCCGCAGACGCCCGATGGAGGAGAGGATGACCCCACCACGCCCTTTGAGCCCCCCACAGCAGCGCAGGCTCCTCAAACGCCAAGAGGAAGCCCAACAGATTCGTGATCAGGCCAAGATCGTGGCTCGCCAAGAGAAATTCGACGCATCTTTGGAACGATGGGCCAAACCCCTTGACAAAGAGCCTCTTGTAGGCTAGGATCACGTTTTGCACTCAATTGCACACCATGACGTCAGCAGTCGCCACGACCGCAGATCGCCTGCAAGAACTGTCGGAGATACAGCGGACTCGTGTGCTGAAGATGGTAGCGAAAGAGCGTCTGAAGTTAGAAGCCGCCAAAGACGCGCCTGTCGATCACTACATCGCCAAAACCATCAATGAGTCCATGCGGGAGTATCGCTACACCCTCCTTGAACTACAGAAGCTTCGGTTCGAATTAGGGCTGGACGAATTCCGAGGCCCCACTGCCCATGTCACCATGCGTGGAGTCTCACAGACGACTACGCTTCCCGATGGCTCCTCGGTGCAGAAGCAGATTTTCGAAGCGATCAACACGATTGAACAGATTTTCGATGCCCGCCACATTCCTAAAGAGGTGAGTGATGGAAGACCCTAACACCATGGCAGACACGCCCAAGTGGGAAACAGTCACCGAGAAGATCCCCGGCCAAGACTTCACCGAGAAGCTGAAGGTCGAGACAGGCTATCTCTATCGCACGACTGTGATCGCCGGGGCGACCACCGATGCCGCAGGACAAGTGGCTGTGGCTCAGACGTTTGTGCCTGACTCCATCGTCAAACGCTGATGCTCATCTTCGCCACGAAGCCCGAGCCCATTCCCCTCCTTCGCCGGGTGTATCATGGCGATTTGTTTGAGGTGCTTCCTGAGTTTGAACGAGACTCAATAGACGTGTGTGTGACGGATCCCCCATATGGCTTAGGCTTCATGGGGAAAGAGTGGGATCAGTTGACCAGCAAGCAGAAAGTCAGTGCCATGAAACAACAACAGCACTGGCATCAAGCATGGGCCGAGGAAGTGTGGCGTGTCCTGAAACCCGGAGCCCACCTCCTCGCTTTCGGTGGGACACGCACGTTTCATCGTTTGACATGCGCCTTAGAGGACGCGGATTTTGAGATCCGAGACTGTCTCATGTGGCTCTATGGCACAGGCTTCCCCAAGAGCTTGAACGTACAGCAAGCTATCAACAAAGCTCAAGAAGGATTTCCACAGGGAGGCCCAGATCCTACCAGCCCGAATCATGGGAAATTCAAAGGTGGATGTACAGACGATTCTCCCACAGGACAAGGATTTGGTGCAGGAGCCGGATCCTTCATGGACGAACAGGGGAATGGGAGAGGGAATGATGAGGGTCCATGGCAAGGATGGGGTACCGCACTCAAACCTGCATGGGAACCGATCATCCTCGCGAGAAAACCTCTCAGTGGCACCGTAGCAGAGAACGTCTTGACGTACGGCACAGGAGCGTTGAATATCGATGCCTGTCGCATAGAAACACAAGACAATTTGAATGGTGGGGCATATAGCGGTGGGAAACGCACTCCTGTTTCGGGAGAAGAACGATCAGCAGTTGCCGCAGGAATGTACGGGGAGGATGGACGTTTGACGCCTGAACAGTATACCCAGCCCCAAGGTCGCTGGCCTGCCAATGTAATCCTCGATGAGGAAGCCGCGTTGCAATTGAATGCACAGGCGGGGGAACGAGTATCCCCATGGATAGGGAATGCGAATGGACATACACGAGGAGCGAAGGGTGGATTGATGTTTGGTGGGACGGAACAACGTACTGAACACAAAACAGGATATTTGGATAGTGGAGGCGCGTCGAGGTTTTTTTACTGTGCCAAACCCGGTCGATCTGAACGTGATATCGGCTGTGAGGATCTTCCTATACGCACCGGAGGCGAAGCGACAGATCGCGTAGATGGCACGGATGGTCTGAACAGTCCGAGAGCCGGATCAGGACGCACCGGAGGCGCACGCAACACCCACCCCACGGTGAAGCCCTTGTCCCTCATGCGCTGGCTCATACGTCTCGTGACGCCCCCCGGAGGGGTGGTGCTCGATCCGTTCTTAGGGTCAGGGACCACGGCGATGGCCTGTATCCCTGAGCACTGTGGCTACATCGGCATCGAGAAAGAAAAAGAGTCGTTTATCATCGCAGAGCATCGCATTGCGGGTATGATGCAACGACAGGCCCTGAAGAAGCTGATCGTGAGACGCACAGAAGAAGACGTGCCCTTGCCCTTCTAATGCTCAAATTCGCGCAGCCCAAAGCGCCTCCCCCCACCCCTGAGCAACACCTCCATCAGGTCAATGCGCGAGCCTATGCTTACTTTGAACAGTTCTTAGGTAAGGACGAAGCTCTTAAGATCTGGAAAACCGGCCAGAAGATTGCCGATCCGCAAGAACGCGCCCTGTTCTACGCCAAGAGCGTGGTGCATGTCGAGGAAGCCCTACGCGGCACGCCTTCCACGCAACTCCAAGACTACGCCCAGTACAAGTGGAAGCCCGTAGGCATTCGAGAATTCATCTGTAGTCCGAGATACCTGAACAAAGCCGCCGAGATCTACCCGGGGGTCTTAGCCGCCGCAGAAGAACTGAACAACGGGTTCTATGTCGAAGCGATTATGACGGGCGGGATTGGCTCAGGGAAGACGACGCTCGCCTTGTACACGAACGCTTATCAGTTGTATCTGCTCTCGTGTCTGAGGAATCCCCACGGACAGTTCGGACTGGACCCAAGCTCCGAAATTCTCCTCGTCTTTCAGAGTATGACGCTCAACTTAGCCAAAGGTGTGGATTATCAGCGTTTTCGACACATGATTGAAGGCTCGCCCTATTTCAACAAGTATTACCCCTTCGATAAAAGCCTACATAGTCGGCTTGTGTTTCCGAATCGCGTTGAAGTCGTACCGGTCGCTGGTACTGAGACAGCGGCCATCGGCCAGAACGTCATGGGCGGGTTGATCGATGAATTGAACTACATGAGCGTGGTGGAGAAGTCGCGTGTAGCCGTGGATAAAGGCACGTATGACCAAGCGATCCTCCTCTACAACTCGATTGCACGAAGACGCAAGTCGCGGTTCATGGAAAACGGGAAGCTACCCGGTATACTCTGTCTGGTGTCTAGTAAGAAGTACCCCGGTCAGTTCACCGATCAGAAAGTGGCTGAAGCTGAGAAAGACCCCACCATTTTTGTATACGATAAGCGCGTCTGGGATATCAAGCCGGAGGACTTCGGGAACCGAGGCTGGTTCGCGGTCTTCGTGGGGGATCTCACCCGGAAGCCGCGTTTCATAGAGAAAGGGGAACCGGTTAATGATGACATGCGAGCCTTGTGTGTCGCGGTCCCCAATGAGTTTCGACAGGAATTCGAAAAAGACATCATCAACGCCCTGAGAGAGATCGCCGGGGTGAGCACTTTAGCTAGACACCCCTTCTTCTTAGAGGTGGAAAAGGTCCACTACGCCTTTAAGCCCCGAGAATCGATCTTCTCTCAACCGGTGGTGGACTTCGTAGAGACACGTCTCACACTTCTTAAGAAGAATTTCTGGAATCCTGATATCCCGAGGTTCGCTCATTGTGACCTTGCTCTATCAGGGGATTCGGCGGGCCTCTGCATCGGGACCGTTTCAGGCTTTAAGAGCGTATCGAGCGATCCCATTCAGCCCGCTTACATGCCCGAGGTGTGGATCGATGGTGTGTTAGAGATCCGTCCTCCAAAGAACTGCGAGATCTTACTCGGCAAGATCCGCGAAGTCATCATCGTCCTGAAGAAGATGGGCCTGAACATTGTCTGGTGTACATTCGATCAATTCCAGTCCGCAGACAGTCAGCAAATTCTGCGGCAACAGGGATTGATTACCGGACATCAGAGTATGGACACGTTGCCCTGTCCACCCTATGACTTTACCAAGACAGCGGTGTATGAAGCGCGGTTGAACGTCCCCACCCACCCGAAGCTCCATCGCGAAATTCTCACGCTGGAAAAAGACGTGAAGACCGGGAAAGTCGATCATCCCCCCGGAGGCAGTAAGGACTGTGCAGACGCCCTCGCAGGAGTCGTGTATGGGTTGACCATGCGCCGGGAGATGTGGGGCCTGTATCGGATTCCTGTCTTGATGATTCCGCAGAGCGTCTATGCGAGCGTAGACAAGCTCCAAAAACCAAACGTCCCTGAGTATCAATCGCTCATCGAAGAAAGCGCGTAGGAGCCTATGGACCCCACAATTGGCCGAAAAGTTGTAGATCGTGTGAATCAGGCGAAACCCTATCTCCTGCAATACAACTCGGTTCCGGCCTGTGGGGAGTACTTGCAGTGGGTGTGTGCCGAGCCGGAGATGAAAGCGGAGAGAGTGGGTTTGCTGAGTAAGAGTGCAGGCGAAGCAGGCTACACCTATCCGAATCAGCAACGCTGTTCGCATGATGTCCTTGCATGGCCCAACGGAGAGCGTGTAGACATCATCCAAAGTGCCGGTGGGCATCCCGCTCCTGCTGGCCCCGCATGGACAGTGATTCCGCCCGCCTTTTGGCGTCCAAGTAACGTCTACGTCGATATCAGCGGATGGCCGATCTATGACAGTGGCACGCCACACGAAGGGACTGCAACTGATTGCACGATTGCCTTCGGGTGGTTCTGCTTGATGACCGCCTTGGCCAAGTGGCCCGACGAAGCCAAGAAGAACATGGACTGGATTCTGGGAGAGATGAATCCTTCGGTGTTCCGTGTCATGCTCGCTGTCGAGGGACAAAGCCACGGCAGTCCGGACGTGTGGACCGATGCAGGCGTGTTCATTCATGACGATTGGGAAAATCGTTATAAGAAAATGTTGGACGTGGTGGGCAATCTGGGGAAGCAACTTCATTGCACCATCTACGGCGGGAGAAATCAAACCCCCACGGAAGATGATCGAAGACGCTTTCAGGATCGCATCATCGCCGCCTCACAGGGAAAATGGGAAGCGATACGTAGCTTCGAATGCGCGAACGAATTCAAAGTGAATAAGTGGACGCCCCAAGAAGTGCGAAATATGGGGACGGATATGCGGTCAAAGTTGCCCGCAGGATTCTTACTCTCGTTGTCCTCACCTGATGCCGCGCATGGCGGGATGGGAGCGAATCCCACGAACGAAGAGATGCAAGACAGCTTCGATGAATTGTATGGAGCCGCTGATCATAGCGGAGCCAATGAGATCACGATTCATACGATGCGAGACAACGGGAAGTGGTCTGATCCGTTTGCGTTCAATGCGTTCTACAAGAGCCTGCCCAAAATCAATAATGAGCCCCCGGGACCGGGCTCCTCAGCGGGTGGGATGTATGCCGACGAATATCAGGTCGAGAAAGACCTGACCAACACGAAAAACGCCGGATGGCCCATGTATGTCACCCACAGTGAGTGGTGTGTGTGGAACGGGCATCTCCCTGAGAAATATCACAATGGTTGGCGAGAAATCCGGTTCGTGTGGGAACTGCCCCACATGCCCGAGATCGCCAAGGTGGTGAAGACCGAGGGAGGCCCGAGCGTCCCGGTGGTCACGGAGCGCCATCAGTTATTCTCCGAAGACACGTTGCAACCCGGCGAGCAATTGATTGCCACAGGGAAAACCTGTCAGGCGAAGTACGATGAGGCCGATGGCAACTTCGTGCTCTATACCGATACGGGAGAAGCGGTCTGGGCCTCTCAAACAGGCGGTACGAAACCGGGCAACGTGAAGATGAATCCCGATGGCAATCTCGTGATCTATGACGGAGATGGAAATCCAGTCTGGGCTTCGCATACCGATGGGCATCCCGGGGCCATGTGCCAGTTGAACGATGATCGGGTGCTGGTCATCTATGAAGATCCCAACGGCCCAAAAGCGGGGACAGCAGTGTGGAATAGTGCCGGAGGAGTGGTGGCATGAGAGTCGGTCTGGTGTGCCCCACCCCCGGGCCTGAGAGTGTGGTGGATGCCGATCTCTGGACCCTCATCCGAGAGGAAACCGGAGCCACGCACGTCCGCTTCAATCTCGACTATCGCCACCCCGATCCGCTGAAGATCGTGGGACCGTTACAGCAAGCAGGGTTTATCCTTCTGCCGATTCTCGACTTCACCTATGATCACGATCCGGACATGCACGCTTATCTGACGTTCTGTCAGGATGTGGTGGTGGCGTTTGACTTCGAAGAAGTGGAAATCCTCAATGAGCCGAGGGTGATGGGTGGGTGGAGTGGGAAACGCTACGGCACCCTCGCTCGACAGGTGTGTGAGTATCTGGAAGGGCAGACCGTGTTGATTCTCGCCGGGGATTACCTCCAACCCGATAGAGCAGGCCCGCAGATTCACCGGTACTGGTTTGAGGAAGTCCGAGCGACCATTCCAGACGATGCGTATGATCGAGTCGCATGGCACACGTATCGAGAACCCTCTCCTCCCTCCACGTCACGCTATCCCACCCGGTGGGAAGAATATGCGGCGATGGCTCGCCCGCTTCCTGACGAGATGATCGTGCAAGTGACCGAGGTGGGCTGGAATCTCGCAGGCGTGAACCAAGCCGATCAAGGAGCCTACATCGCAGAGGAACTACGCATCAATCTCGCACTGGGGATCGAAGCGACCTACATCTATGCGCCCGTACCGGGGAATCCGGAGAAAGATTTCGGGCTGTTCAACCACGATTGGACGCCCCGACCCTCCGCACTGGCGATCAAAGAGTTTTGCACTCAAGTGCCATAATCCTCCACGGCAGTGATGCGACGATACACGCGATCCCGCTGGATACGAAGCTCACGAAGACGCTGGGAAATAATCCGACACGAGGTGGGCGCATGCTCCGGACAGGGATTCGAATCTCTGACGCGGGCCATTTCCCTGTCGAGGATCGCGAGTTGGGCGTAGGCTTTGCGAAGCCGTCGAGAATGCCCCGTAGGGGTGAAGCACTTACACACGAGGAACGGGCGGCGGCAGATTCGGCAGTTGAAGAAGGGGATGCTCATATCTAGAAGACGTGAGCACCCCTCCCCTCCTGACAGTTAGACCTTCCGCCAGTATCCGTAGACGCAGCGTGTCCCCTCGCGTGAGGGATCATAGGTGTCGTGGATGATCCCGTTGATCATCGAAGTGTAGTGCCGGGAGGTGCGTACGAGGATCCGGCCCGCAGGTAGCTCCGAGGCCGTGAGATGAACGGTACACCCGGTGCCGATGCCCATCGTGGGTGTCCAGATGAAACCGAGATCCCGTAGGATTTTCTTCATCGTGTCCACCCACACGCCGGTCTGGGCGTTGGAGCGTTTGTTTGTGCCCCGAGGCCGTTCCTGTTCGGCATACTCGTTGACGAGCGCACAGGCTTCGACATAGGGAATCTGGGCAACAATGGCAAGGGCACGCGCCCCACAGTCGCCTTTCGCTTTGCCACGATATCCGGCAGCGGCCCGCCCGCCGTCGTTGAACTGAAAGGGTGTTGGCATTGACATGATCGTATCACAGGTAAAAAAATTTGTCAAGTCCTAGAGGGAGTTGACAAATCCGAAACGGTGTGATACGATCTAGGGAGCATCGAACACCGACCCGCCCAAGGAGGGGCACCCTGCATGGGAAAGCTGACGATACGCGAGACGAAGGACACGGATGGCCAACGCTGGTGGGACGTCTACGACGGCCCTGATTGCTGGCTGGAATTCAATCCCCGCAAGATGACGCGGACAGAGGAAGTCGCCTTGCACCGTGAGGTGCGAGAGCAGGATAGAGAAGCTGTCGAAGCGCGATGGAGGGAACTGTGATCACTCGCCACTTTATTCAGTGGCGTCTCAACGAGCCCATCGAGGCGAATGGACAGCGGTGGTCCAAGGTCCACACAGTGTCGCTGCACGCCGATGATCTCACGGCGTGCCACATCAAGATCCCCGAGTTTCCGTATGACGCTCGACGGGACGAGTGGATTCCAGAGGCAGCACCACGCTGCAAGCGGTGTGCGAATCCCGATCACCGAGAGGGGTAACTTGACAAACCACAGCGTGGGGTGAGATAATCACTCCATGCTCTTTACCCTCTCGCTCAAGTTCGAAGCCTACCACAAGCCCACGGAGACGTGGCACATCCACGAGGCGAAGCACGGACTCCGTGCGGTGTCTCGGAAGCACGCCCTGAACAAGGGCCTCAGAGTGCTCACCGGCTGGCCGGGATACAAAGATCGTGACGGACACCCAGACTGGACCGTGGACGGCTCAGCGACGATTGTGGAGGCCCGATGATCGTCAAGATTACGCTCCGCAAGGTTCGCTCGACGTGGTACTGGACGGCCCACAACGAGATGGGTGGCAGCTTCGGCTCCACGCATGCAGGCAGCAAGAAGGTCGCACTGGCAACAGCGGCCCGAGGAGCCACGGTGCCGTTCGAAGTGGTCACCCACGAGAAGTCCGAGGGGATGTTCTTCGTCATGAACGGCAAGGTAGAAAAGGTCTGATTGACAAATCCTAGTGTTGTGTGAGACAATTCCTTATGCCTTCTATCACGGTCGCTCGCAAGACGCTCCGCAACGGTCGTACGCTGACCTACCTCCTGAAGCACGATGACAGGGGTTATTACTTCGACGGGCTCGATTGTGCGAGCTTTCGCCGGAAGACACGCGCCAGCATCGAGGCCCGCGCCGAGCGCAGCCACTTCGACGTCGTGGATCTCGTGATCGAGGCCAACTAATGGCGATGATCAAGTTTGCGACAACGTGTGAGGTGATTGCCTCTCCCGGGACGTACTGCCTGAAGGAGTCCCCGCAGTACACCTCGTGGCCGTCCTGCCGGGAGTGTCTGGCGGAGGCGTGTCCCGAGCATCAAGCCCCCGGCACGCTGAAGGAGAACGACGGCGTGGAAACCGTGATTTGTGTCAACTGTGCGGCTGACGAACATGCCTAAGATCCCTTACAAAGAGATTGCGTTCTCGGAGGAGACGCAGAAGATCATTCAGATCGCGGATCAGATTGTGACCGCCTATCAGGCCCAAGGGTTTGATCTGACGCTCCGGCAGTTGTACTACCAGTTCGTGGCCAAAGACCTGTGGGCGAATTCGGAGAAAAACTACAATCGACTCAAAACCATTGTGAATGATGCCCGATTGGCAGGGTTACTGGACTGGACCGCGATTGTGGACCGGACGCGGAACCTCATGAGCTATCGGCATTTTTCGGATCCCGCCGCAGGCATCGAGATGGCCGCAGCCGGGTATCGAGAAGACGTCTGGAAAACCCAACCTCATCGCGTGGAAGTCTGGATCGAGAAAGATGCGTTGGCGGGGGTGCTGGAAGCGTGTTGTCCTCGTCTGGCTGTCCCCTATTTCAGTTGCCGAGGGTATACGTCCCAATCGGAAATGTGGGGAGCCGCGCAACGGATTATCAAGCGGCGTCAAGTCTCCGGACAGCGCACGATCATTCTGCATCTGGGGGACCACGATCCATCGGGAATCGATATGACGCGAGACATCAAGGATCGACTCGCCATGTTTACTCACCATCATCTCGGGGAAGACGTGGTGTTCGTGAAGCGCATTGCGTTGACGATGAAGCAGATTGAACGCTACAAGCCCCCTCCAAACCCAGCCAAGAAGGCAGATGGCCGCTACAAAGCGTACGTCGAGAAATACGGCCAGTTCTCGTGGGAGTTGGATGCCCTTCCTCCGAATGTGCTGGTGGCGCTCGTGCAGCGTCAGGTGCTGAAATACATGGATGAGGCCAAGATGCAAGCAGCCGTGGAGAAGCAGAAGACCAATCAACGGAGTTTGATCAAGGTGGCCCAGAACTGGACCACGGCACTGGACGCCTGCAATTGAATGCAGTTGACAAACTCAACTGGTTGTGAAACAATAACGACATGGAAAAATTATTACACGAAGGCAAGGGCTACACGATTCTCGTGTATGACCACACGGTGGCGATGACCCCAGCCCCCATTTACATCGCGCAAGGTTTGTTCGATACGGCAGAAGACGCCTATGCGTACGTGGCGGGTGGGGCGCGGATCAAGTTTTCAAACGGAGCCTACAATCCCATCACGCACTACATCGTGATTCCGCTGGTGGTGCAAGGCTGAGTGCAACCGTGTGCAGTTTGACAAACCCCCCAGATAGGGTGTATACTGGTCTTGTCAGTCAGGAAACCGGCAGCTAAGGAGTAGCGCACATGCCCACCCCCACCGTCCACAACCCCACGAATTTCGACCCCTCGCACTACGAGGTCGTGGACTACCTCGACAACAAGCGCCCCGCGTATTGGGGCCAAGACATCGAGTCGTTCGAAGCCGACGTCAAATTCTGGGAAGCTGACATGGAGCGCACGTTCGGCGTGGACTGGCGTAAGAAGATCCGTCGTTGCGTGCATTGCGGTAACGGGCGCGTCCGCTGGATTACGGCGACTCGCCACCTCCCCACGGACACCGTGGTGGTCTTCGGGAGCGACTGCACGGAGCGTCTGGACTTCGCCAACAAGATGGCGTGGAAGTTGGCCGTCCTGAAGTCGAAGGCCGAGGCGGGTCACGCGAAGATGAAGATCTGGAAGAAGCGCGTGGCCTTCCTTGAGGCGACCCCCGCGTTCGCAGCGGCCATCGAGACGGCCAAGGCTGACGTCCACGCGAAGAACACCTTCGTCCACGACGTGATCGGCAAGCTGAACACCTACGGGAGCCTCAGCGTGCGGCAAGTCGAGGCAGTTCTCAAGTCCCTCGCCCGCGACGTCGAGATGGCCTCCAAGAAGGCTACAGAGGCCGCTGAGGTCAAGGGACCGGCCCCCACGGGTCGCGTGACCGTGACTGGCGAAGTCCTCTCCACGAAGACCGTGGACGGCTTCTACGGGTCCACCCTGAAGATGCTCCTGAAGCTGGATAACGGCTCGCGGGTGTGGCTGACGGTCCCCGGCAAGGCCGTTGCGGACAAGGGCAACCTCCTGACGGTGACCGCCACCTTCGAAGCCAGCAAGGACGATGTGAGCTTCGCCTTCGGCAAGCGCCCCACGCTGGTGAAGGAAGTCGCGATAGCGGCCTGAAAATAAACAGGGGGAAGGGGATTGACAAACTCCCCTCCTCCCTGCTACACTCGTTTCTCACACGTCAAGGAGTGACACACATGCCCGTTCTGACCGGCCCACACGATTCGCCCGACACCGCTTACGTCGTCAACGACTACCCCTACGGCTTTCGCCTCCGCTGCAAAATCCGCTACTGGATCGAGACGAAGCGCGGCTTCGGCTCTCGCGTCGTTTCGCAAACCACCAACCCCAAGCGTGGGGACGTGTGGAACAAGCCGAAGGCCAGCACCTACACGGACATTCGCGTCCTGTTCATTGACGAGGCCACAGGCTACGTCGAGAACGCAGGGCTCTCCGTCCATGCGAGTGCGGAGAAGATCGCGGAATTCGAAACGCTCTACGGTGAGGGCCTGACGAGCCGTGACAAGCACGTCCTGAACGCGATCAAGATCCTCAACGTCAAGATGACGGAACGTGAAGCGGCCCGCAAGGCGGCAGAAGGGAGCCTGTGATGAGGAAGCTGGGCAAGAACCAAGAAAGCATACTCCGCGCACTGGTGGAGAACAGACGCTGGCACGCTATCGGTTTCGGGTGTGGCTGGATTTGGAGCACGCCCCGTGAGACAGAGCGTTTGCTCGATACGCTGGTCAAGCGTGGACTCGCCAAGCGAGTGCTAGAGAACGGTGCGCTGGTCTATCGTCCGACTGACGCAGGCAAAGCCCACGTCGAGGCTGCAAAAGCGACACGGCTGGCGGCACGGGAAGCGAGCCTGTGATGACGACATATAAAGTGATGATGTACGTCATCCTGCAAGCCCCCAGTGAAGATGCGGCTTACGCATGGGGCAAGGTACTGGGGGACAAGATCCAAGCAGAGTATCCGGAAGTCGAGTGTGCAGACGTGGAGACGAACGGCGTTGAGGAAGAGGAGGAGGCATAATGCTCCCCATCATCGGTGTGGGCCTCTTCGTCGGTGCAGGCATCCCCACGGATCCACGCTCCACCCGTTTTGTGGAGTGTGGGTGTTGTGAGCACTGGCACCGTGATGACTTCGCAGGCGACTGCCGGGAGAACAGCGAGCGGTTTGCCGATCCCCCGGCTGACGCCACGGAGATCGTCTCTATCGAGGATCAGATCTACAACTACACCCGGGAGAGTGCATAATGCATATCGGGGCGCAACAAGCGAGACGGCAGAGGGAGAGACAAAAAAAAGCTCTGGCTGCAAATGCTCCATTTGTTGCGAATTTACCCGATGAATTTGCAGGGCAATTAACGCTAGAGGGCTCGTGTTGGCGATGGCACGGTGAACATGGCACGAATGGGCGTCCAGTCTGTGGAAACAAGGAAGCCGGGACACGAGACTATGTATATCGAGTCCTGTATCGTGTTCTGAGAAGTCAATTTTCTGATGATCTGGTGTTACATCATGGTGTTTGTCACCACGAGTGGTGTGCAAATCCGTGGCACACCGAACCACTAACCCAGTCTGACCACATGAGAGCCCATGGGTCTGGACCGGAAACTTGCAAAAATGGACATCCGTGGACCGAAGAGAGCACTTATATCTGGAAAGCTCGTGGATGGCGTCGGTGTCGAGTTTGCCGTCGAAAGGGGAATAAATAATGTGTTACTGCGGCGATACCCACTGTGGAAGCTGTGGACCGGCACAGGGCAACTGGAAGTGTCCCATCTGTGGGGCGTGGGCAGACGACGGTTGCGAACATTTCGATGACGAGGGGGCCATTAAGCCCGAATTCAAGGCGGCAGAAGTAGCGGCCTATGAGGCTGACCGACTGGCAGCAGAAGAAGAAGCGAAGCAATGCGTAGAAGACGAACGACTGGCCGAAGAGTACTGGGCGTCACTAGACGCGCACGGACGACGCCAGTGAGGCGAACGACGGTGTGTTGGTCCTGTCATGACGGCGAGCGGATTCCTGTCTCTGCGGCCTTTGTGGAGGGCGAGGAGAGGCAGGTAGCGTGTGCGGTCTGTCAGTGGCCTATTCCCGAGGGGCCTCAAGCCGATATTCTGTGGTTGAAGGCGTGGTGAGCGTGCAATTGATTGCAAAGGAGAACAGGTAGATGAGTGGTCGTCAACAACCGAAGACACGGGGTGTGCAACGGATCATCGGGCGAGCCTGCATGCACGAAGAAGTCATGAAAAATCTGCAAGAGATCGCAGAGAACGAAGACAAGAGTTTTTCGTGGGTGGTAGCCGAGATCGTGTATGCCTACTTCGGGCTCAAGATCGATGATCAGACGGTGAAAGTCCTCCGGCGACTGCGGCGATTCAAGCGGTTCACCCGACAGAAGAAAAACCTCCTCAAATTTCGAAAGGCGTCCTAACATGGCAGAGGTGACGATCACCGGCATTGTGAATCTTCGGATCACGGATGCTGAGTGGCGATTGATCATGAAAAGTCTGGCGGCATTCGCGGGGCTTCCGATCAAACCGGCGAAGGAAGAGAAGTCGAGGGCCGAGGCACTGAACAAGCAGTTGCTTAATCAGCGGGTCACGGAGTTGAAAGATCAATTGCTCGTGGCTGAAGGCGCACTGAAGCGAGCCGAGGATGGCGTGAACGAGCCTGACGAAGGACACCCCTGACATGAGCCTCCACGAGAAGTATCATCGCGGTGTCTCGCCTGAAAAAATTCGCAGTCGAGGCCGGATCAAAAAGCCTGACCCCGAACAGTACTTCCCCTCTGAGGTGGTGACGTATGATGTGCCGTGGATGTGGAGCCACTGGCCGTTCTACCCCTCAGAGTTACTGAAGTATCCCGTGGAGCATTTGCCGTTGGATCAATGGGAGTCACTGGGCCGAAAGAAAGATCACGAGAGCGAACCGGAGATGTTCGCCACGAAACTCAAAGGCAAATACGGTCCACGAGAACGGAAAGTGAAGGGACACCTGTTATGAAAATTGGCTTCTCGGGGACACGACAGGGGATGACAAATGAGCAAGTCCTACAGGTCCACATGCTCTTGGGGGATCTGAAGTCGGTGGGAGCGACCGAGGCCACGCACGGCATGTGCATTGGGGCCGATGCTCAGTTCCACGAGATGGCATCCGCGCTGAAGTACTTCACGATAGGCTGGCCCGGGCTCACGGCCTTCGGGCAGATGAAGCACCGATCCACGGTAGAACCGGATCTGGTGATGCCCGCGAAGCCGTTCCTGATTCGCAACCAAGACATTGTGCGAGAGTCGGACGTGATGATCATCACCCCGGCCCAGACGACGCCTCAGCGAGAGGGCTCGGGGACGTGGGCCACGATTCGCTATACACGGTCGGCACAGAAGCCCCTCATCATTCTGTGGCCAGACGGGACCAGCACCGTCGAACGAGTGCTCGGGGCCACGACGGCAGAAGAATACCGCACGATGATCGCCCTACAGAGGCATCATGTGTGAGTGCGAAGACTGTCAGACGATTCACTACCTGAACGGGGCTCGATCTCCACGCTTGACAAAACTTGTGGTTGTGCTACGATAGGGGAGTCAATTTTCTCAAGGAGTGAGCGTGGACTACCGACTAGACGAACCCTACGATCCGTGGGGTGAACCTGAACCCGAGAGCGATGAGGAGGAGCCTGTGGACGATTTGTATCGGGATGCCGTGGTTGAGGGCGTCAAAGAATACTACCGCCAGACCGGGGAGTACATGGTGACCGTGCCTCCGGTGGAAGCGATGTCCACGCTGGGGGCGAAGGGACGCGGCTATTGGATTGCTCGCTACGCGGCACGGAAGGCCACGGATGCCCTGTTGCTGAAGGCCCGCGAGATCGGCGTCACCGAGGAACAGTGGGAAGCTTTGCGTGTCGTGGCAGCGGATGTGGCGTATGACTGAGATAATCAAGACCGTGCTGAACGTGTTTCTCATCGTCATGACGTTGTACTTCCTGTATAGCGGCTTCGACACCTTGAGAGCCCTGCATCCGGAACTGATGACGCCCATGAGCCAATTAGTGCTCGGGATCATGTCCTTTGGACTCATGCAATCAGCAGGAGGAAAATCATGACCGAACGACACCACCAGCTACCGCCTGAACTGTCTCCGCCTGATCCCGTGATGGAGGCCGAGGCGCTTCGACACGTCGTCACGGAACTGACCGGCAAGATTCAGTTGCTCGTAGAGTGGTTGGACGGTCGGGGCCTGTTAGAGGATCATTGTTTTACCTTTCCAGACGGCGACGTGTGGAAGGCGCAAGACGTGGACGTCAAGATGCTGAGCATCGAGGAAGCCAATGCTCGATTGAGAGCAATTGACAAATCCGACAAAGTGTGAGACAATCGGACCATGAAGAAACTCTGTGAGTGCGGCGGCACCCTCCAACGCTACGAAGGCAAGGACGGGGGTCGTCTGGTGACCTTCCCGATTACTGACCGAGGCTACGCCCTACGGGGCATGGGCACCGAAGTCCGTCGCACGGGCGCGATGCTCGCCTGTAACCGGTGCGAGCACTGTGAGGCCGCATGAGCGTCAGACTCCCCTGCCCCACGAAGTCATTGTCACCAAACTACGATTTGTGCGACGAGTGCGAGCGGACGTTGACTGACGCCGTGGTGGCGTGGATGAGACGCAATCGAGGCGTCGAGGTCCGACCGGAAAACAAGCTGTAAAGGAGTGACAGGTGAAGAAGACTGCGTGGATCGTGATCGTGAGTTTGGTGATGAGCAGTACGCCGACGTGGGCACAGGACGCGCACTACGGGTGTCATCGTCCACAGGACGTGTCGGTCGAACAGTGGAATATGATGGATTCGGTGGAGCAGGCTGTGGCCTGTCAAGCAGAGCGAGCCGTCGTCGAGAAGAATCCGAAGACGCAGAAAATACGAGTGAGGACAGGGGAGACACTGAGCCCGAAGCTCACGGCGACAGGCGCGATTACCGGGTTGATTGGGGCCTTGATGCTCCTTCCCCACGGTGAGCAGTATCACATTCTGGGTGACACGTATTGCGTGAGCACCTATAGCGTGGACTATGGGGGATGCGGCCCGGGCGTCACGGTGGCACAAATCGGTTTGATTGCACTGGGATCGGGCATCCTGATGGCGTATATCGGGACACGACCCAAGACACGGAAGGTCACCGTGTATCCGACGTTGAGCCCCACGACGCTCGGAGCTTCTGCTACGATCCGATGGGGAGGGCACAATGTCAAATGAGAATCTGCGGGAGGTGGTGGTAAAGAATCTGCGGGAGATGGTGGTGAATGCCACGGCACTCGGGTGGACGCTTGGAGAATTCCCAGCCTCTTTCGAACATCGTGACAAGACGTGGACGCAAGAAGAGGTCACCACGGCTGAGAACGGCGAGATTCAGTGTGCGAACTACAAGTCTGGTGAGGAGTGGTTGATCGTCGCGAACGTCTGAATCAGACTGCAATCAATTGCAAGGAGTGCGATGTCGAAACTCAATTTCCTTCAGCGTGCCGAAGAATTGAAGGCTCGATTGGAACAGGTCAAGATCGATCTCCTGCTGTCGGAGTCACCCGAGGAGCAACGTCGTCTCACGGCACTGGCCGCAAGTATCCAGCGAAGTGTGCGGTGGTACACGGCGCGAGTAGGTAGTCAGAACGATATCCATCGTGATCAGGAGGCTAAGTGACCCTCTACGCATGGATCGGAGAAGACGAGCTAGGCTCCGGTCAAATCGGTTTGAAACAGGCACTGGTGCCCGCAGGATATATCCCGTTGGTGTCCCTGAAGCGTGAAAAGATTGACCGGCCTGAAATCATCGGTCAACTGCAAATGCAGGCTAGCTTTTACGGCAAGACCATTCGATTGGTGGCGTTCGAACTACAAGAAGGCACACTGGTGGAGTTGACGCCATGATAGGACCGGGGAAGTACGATGATCTGGCCACCTATGTGCGGGAGACGGCCAAGGCCGAAGGCGTGGTTGTGCTGGTGCTCGGAGTCGAGAAGGGAAATGGGATGTCTGCACAACTGCCTCTGTCGTTAACGCTGTACGTCGTGGCGATGTTACGGCATGTCGCAGACGAAATTGAACAATCAGGTATGAAAAACCCTCTGGCAGGATATGTACCCGCGTGGTATGCTTGGTTTATTGCCGTCTGTGCCTTTGTCGTAGGCTATATGGTCGGCGGAAAATAAGGCAAAGGAGTGCCTATGTTGAAGAAGATCATCAGTTTCGGATTCCGTCATGAAGGGGGTGGACCCAACGTCATCGAAGGCGTGACGGTGATTGATGTCCGTCAAAAATTCAAGAATCCCTACCACGATAAGACGCTCCGCTACATGCGTGGGACGGATCTGGAAGTCCAGAAAGACATCATGAAGACGCCTGACTTTCTTCAGAAGTACTGTGACCTGAAAGAGCGAGTCGAGAAGTCTGGGTCTGAGGTTGTTTATATCGGCTGTACGGGGGGCCATCATCGCAGCGTGTTTCTGGCCGAACGTCTGGGCCGGGAGCTTGGAGTATCTGTCGAGCACCGTGATATCGAAAAGAAGTAGGAGTCTAATCATGAAAGTGACCGTGAGAATACGGTGGACCCCTGAACGGATCGCAGCGCATACGGAGTATCTCATCGAGAACACCCGCAAGGCCCTGAATGATGTACCGATGCACGGGCGGCGGCGACAGCATATCGAGCGCAATCTTCAGAATCTCTACGAATTAGCCACGAAGGGTGTGTGTGTGATCCATACGAATGACCAGATCCTGTTTGTGAGGAAAAAGGTTAAAAAGGGAAACGGCCTAAAAATAGGCCCTTGACAAACCCCCGGCAACCTGTCATACTGGTCTTACGTCAACCGCTCAAGGAGTGAGCCCACACATGATGACCCTGACCGAATCCGTCGCCAAGCTGGAAACCCTGATTCCGAAGCTCACGAAAGCCAATGACGCGAAATTCGCGTCCGACCTGATTCGGTCGTTCAAGAAGTACGGCTCGCTGACCGTCAAGCAAGCGCCGTGGATCGAGAAGCTGATCGCCCGTGCGGAGGCCCCGGTGTTCTCGGCTCTTCTCGCGGCCCCGACAGCGGTCAACGTGGGCGGCTTCGCGGGCGTCGTGGCTCTCTTCGCCAAGGTGACGGTCCTCAAGTTCCCCAAGATTCGCCTGATGATCGACGGGACGAAAGTCATCCTCTCGCTGAACGGCGCGAAGTCGAAGTCCCCCGGGTTCATCTCCATCTCGGGCGAAGGCACCTACCCCAACCGCACGTTCTACGGTCGCGTGAGCCCCGAAGGCACCTTCACCCCCGCGCATGCGGCCTACGGTTCCTTCCTGACGGCTCTGACGGCGCTCCTGACGGAGTTGGCGAGCAACCCTGTGCGAGTCGCCAAGGACCACGGCAAGCTGACGGGGCATTGCTGCTTCTGCGGCAAGAGCGTCGGCTACGGCAAGGAAGACCGGTCGGCGCTGGTGGGCTTCGGCCCCGATTGCGCGGAGCGGTGGGGCTTCAAGACGGAGTGGCTGGCAGCGGCTGAGAAGGCTGAGGCGCAAGCCTCAGTCGCTCCGGTGAAGTCGGAGCCCTTCAGCGAGTACCTGCTGGACACTCCCGTGGTGGACATGACCACAGGCCCCACCCTGACCATCTCCCCGGCTACACACACGACGATCAACGAGTTGGCCGAGTCCTTGGCCAAAGCCACGGGCGCGGTGTCTGTGACGGTTACAGACGGCCCCCTGACGGCTTCCTACGGCCCGAATCCCGGCGACGTGGGTGACCTTGAGCCGGTCGAGTCGAAGCTCATGGAAGACTTTCTGGCCCCGAATACCGACTGGGTAGACGACGGGTCGGAGACGGTCAAAGCCGCCTGCATCTTTTGTGAAGTGGCCTCCGAGGACGTCAAGATGCTCCACGGTCACGCAGTATGCCCCGAGTGCGTCAAGGAATTGGTATCATGAGGGACATGGACAACATCCTCCTCATCGGGGCCAGCGGGGTGCTGGTCCTGATTCTGATGACGGTGTGGACACGCCACAAGCAACGGAATTGGAACAAAACGCCAATGCAGATGCCGGAGCGGTGGATGAAGGAACATCTGTACCGGACGGGGACTCGTGGATCGGAACCGTGGAACTGGCCCTGAAGTAACACAGGTCAATGGAGTGAGCCATGAGACTGGGTGAGGTAGCGCGACTGATTGGGCTCCGTCCGAGCTATTGCTGGCGCAAGCAGCAATGGAAGTCTGAGGGGGCAGCGAAGGCCCATCTACGGGCACTTCTGCGATCTCCGGGGGGCCGGGACAAAGATCGCTTAGTGGTGTACCAGTGTGGGGTGTGTCAGTGGTATCATGTGGGGCATGAACCCGGAGGGTCGGATGGACGGTAAGGCCACAGACTTCATCATTGATGATGGAGAACTGGTGCCGGTCAAAGAGCTTTATGAGATTGAGGACATGGAGATTGGCACCGTGGTCCTTCAGCCCAAAGACCCCGAAGAATTCATGAAGATGATGATGGCCTTGCAGGGACTATCGAGCTTAGTGAGTAGTCAGTGAACAGGTGCAATTGATTGCACGGAGTGACGACAATGTGATAGACAATGAAGTAAGACTAGAAAAAAATGTTGGTATGTGGATATTAAATGGTTTTGGGTAAGGCCCTTGTTGGTCTGTATCGGTGGAGCCTTCGATGGCAATGAAGCTGATAAAGAGTATACAGCAAGGTATCCGGGTTTGTCCCCGGTGTGGAGCCCTAATGCGGGTGGGCTGTGAAGCACGGGATGCACAGAAGTCCTCGCGCTGGCCGCTGTAGGCGAGAGGCCGTGAGCTAGAAAACAGGTCAAGAAAGTAGTTGCGACGACCAAGGGTACGGTGTACTCTTGGTCGTCGTGTGTCTAGGGGAGGCATGATGGCTGACGAGCAACTGTGTTCAGGCTGTGGAGCGGTCGCAGCGAATCATCCGTTTGTGGGAGTGGCCCGGGATGCTGAGTCCGAGTTGATGACGGCGTATCCGATTTGCTATCTGTGTTGGGTTGACCCCGCACACCGACAACATCCGTTGAAGATGCACTTCTTCGAAGCCAAGGACGCCCCAACCGCCGTGAAGGCCGCAGAGGATAACATCCTCGCAGAGAAGCCCAGTGGATCCCAACAGTAAAAACCAGAGATGGTCCCTCTGGGAGTATCGTGTGTATCCAGACGGCACGAAGAAGCCTCCGTTTCAAACCGTCAAAGAGAACTGTGCTCGATTTGGATTGAAAATGTTTGGTGGGGCCTCCGAGATGAACGTCAAAGCCGCCACAGATGAACATGGACGGCTGTACTGGGAAATCAAGATTCGTACGGAAGGGCATCCGGTCCACGAAGGGCCGTACACAGAATATATCCACACCCTGTGGAAGCAATTCCTCCTCAATGGGTTCGGCCCCGCCTCTGAAGTCCGTCCACACGCACGTTTAGAAGCTGGTGATCGGCAGGACGGTACGCCTGCGGATCAGCTAATAATCCTTCCGCAGTTAAAGGTGGATCCCCACCTGTAGAAAAGAGGGTAGCTATACGGCAAACGTTCTGTATCCCAAGGGCAAACAGGCGCTTCTCAATAAGGAACACAACCTCAGCACAGACATCATCAAGGCCACCTTGATCGATGGAGCCGACTACACCTATTCAGCCACCCACAACACGTATGCCGATGCACAAGTGCCAGCGGCAGCGAAGGTAGCTGTCTCTCCTCAATTAACATCCCCCACGATTGTAGACGGGGTGTTCGATACCGCCGATTTCGTATGGACGGCTGTGACCGGCGATGTGTCCGAGAACATCATCCTCTGGAACGACACCCCCACCACCCCCACAGCAGACCCTCTGTTGGCGTTCTACGACACCGGCATGACCGGAATGCCCGTTACTCCGAATACTGGCAACATCAACGTCACCGTGCATGCCAGCGGGTGGTTCGCACTGTAAGTTGCAATTGATTGCAGGGAGTGTCGTGAATGGCGAATGTACTGAAACATACGTTCGTCAGTGCCAAGGGGGATAGCGCCGACGCCTCGTTGGTACAGGCGTCCCATTGGAACGACGGCCATAAATTCACGGGGGGGAGCCACGGCGGGCTCCTGATGCGTGATACCGGCGATTCAGCCTACGGAGCCACATGGGTGGCTCCGGGGACCGTGGTGGGGCAGTTGCTGACGTGGGACGGGTCGGCATGGGTTGCCGCCGTTCTTCTCCCGACGTGGCTCTCCGTCAGTCTGGGGGGCTCAAGAGCCGCCAGTCTGCCCTTGGCCGCAGCAACCTACGATTTGGTCAACGCGGAGCCCGCCTTTACTGTCCCCACCCTCAGTGCAGCCGTGTTGGCCACTGCCCGTATCGTGGCTGACTGCAAAACTGCTGATGCCAGTGTCAGTATCACGCCTCGCCTGATTAATGCCATATCATCCGTCGTCGCGGGCACTGGTGTGGCGTGTACGGCGACTGCTGATGATTACACGGGCACCAATCAGCATCAGACGATTGCGGTCACCTTGGTGGCTGGACAGACTTACAAAGCCCAAGCAATTGTCTCAGCGGGTGTGCATGCCACGTTCTGTACGATCCGTTTGGAGGTCGGCTGATGCCTACCAATGTATTGGTGCTCAACAAAAACAGTTGGGTGGTGACAGGAGTCGATAACCCTGAAGGGAAAGAAGCCGCCCCCGTAGGCAGTATCTATCTCCGAGAAGATGGGACTGCTGGTACGAGTCTCTATGTGAAAGAGACAGGCATGGGGAATACGGGATGGAAAGCTCTTGGCACGGTGACACCAACCGCGCACGCGACGACGCATCAGGACGGTGGCGCTGACGAATTAGCGCTCGATGCCGCGCAACTTACGACAGGGACTTTGCCGTTCGCACGGATGCCCTCGCTGAGCCCGAGTCGCCTTATCGGACGTAATAGTGCGGCCAGTGGTCCCGCTGAGGTCATTGTGCTCGGTTCTGGACTGAGCATGTCGGGGGCGGGGATCTTGACCGCGACTGGCAACGTGACCGGTCCCGGCAGTGCGGTGGTTGATCGCGTGGCGTCGTACTCTGATACGACTGGTAAGGTTATCAAAGACAGTGGAATTCTGGTAACGAATCTCGCAAAGAAAGATGTACAGAACACGTTCACGGCCACACAAGAATTCACGGATCAGGTGACGTTTCGTTCAGCGTATCCCGTGTTCAACTTCGTTGAGACTGACGCACCGACTGATGCGAAGAATTGGCAGTTCACGGTGAACGGTCAGTGGTTTCAACTGCACGCATTGAATGATGCGTGGGGTACGATTGTCTCGCCCCTTC